TTGATTATGAAAACTACCAATTCAAGTATGACAAGTCATTCCTAACACGTATCAATGGTGAAATGTGCATATACAATACATTGAAAATCATTGAAAGGTATAAGCCTAAAGTATTCGTGATTGAAAACCCAGCTTATGGGCGAATATGGGAATATATAGTAAATGTAATAGGGTTTGATATTCCGTATGAAAACCTAACTTATTACAACAACTATGATTACCCAGTTAAGAAACCAACAAAGTTTGGTAGCAATATCGATTTGAAGTTATTGAAAGATGATATAAAGAACACNAGGGGTGATGATCATTGCCAATAAACAGTAGACAAAAAGGAGCAAGGGGTGAACGAATGTGGCGAGATGTGTGTAGGTCGCATGGTTTCGACAAAGTCCGTAGAACTGCACAGTATTGTGGAAACACAGGTGATGCATCGGACTGTGTAGGCTTGCCTAACATACATCAAGAGGTCAAATTTGTGGAAAACCTCAACGTGCGTAAAGCATATGAACAAGCCGAACACGATGCAAAAAAAAGTGGTGATATGCCTATAGTAGCTTGGAAAAAGAGTAATAAACCTTGGTTAGTGGTGTTAAGTGCGGATGATTTCTTCCGTATATATAAGGAGAGTGAATGGAGTAATGGCGGTTAATATGAGTGAGTTTGTGCCTGATAATAATCTTAATTGGCTGGCACTAGCAGCGTGCGTATACGGAAACATAAGTGCTGGCAGAGCGTTATGTTGTTTAGGTTTGAAAAGTACAAAACCACAGAAAACATATACACGTGCAAGTGAGTTGGATGGAAATTCATTATTAAAAATGCATCAAGCTGGAATGTCATTAAGGGCAATGAGTTATCAAGTTGGTGCTGATTATAAAACAGTAAAACGTGCATTGATAATGTTAGGGGTGGAATTTTGAGAGAACAAATGAAAGTAAAGTTGGTTAGTGAATATGCACAACTACCAACAAGAGGTAGTGAAGATGCAGCTGGGTTAGACCTGTATTGTCCATTTCACATCAAAGTGCCTGCTGATAGTCAAAAGAAAATTCCGTTAGGGGTGGCGGTAGAGATACCGAAAGGACACATGGGGTTATTAGTACCAAGAAGTAGTATGAGTAAAACACCTCTAAGATGTGCAAATAGTATTGGTGTTATCGATGCTGACTATCGAGGTGAATTAAGCATTGCATATGAAAACATATCTTGTAGCGATTACATGATATTTAGAGGTGATCGCATCGCACAACTAATCATCGTACCAGTAGCAATGGTTGATGCAGTAGAAGTAGATGAATTAACAGAAACAGAACGTGGTGCTGGCGGTTATGGTAGCACAGGTAAATAAGTTTTTGAAAACAATTAATTTAAAGGAGAAATTAACATGAACAACAAATTAGTATTAGCAACAATGGTTATGGCAACAATCACAGGTAGCACATTTGCAAATGGTTTAGTAGTAGGTCAAGTAGAACCGAATACTACTGCACCAGTAGTTAGCGGTTACAACTCCGCAGCGTTAGGTGTGAATACAGTAGTTGCTGGCACAAGTACAATCGTTTTAGGTCGAGATAACAAAGTTAGCGGTAATGATACAACAGTTATCGGTAGTAATAACGGCACAGTAAGTGCAAACCAAACAACAATCATCGGTTACAACAACAAAACAAATAGCGACCAAGAACAAGTGGTAATCGGTGCTAACTCCGAAACTGCTGGACAGGGTGCAACAGTAATCGGAACGCACGGCAAAGCTACTGCATGGGATGCTTACGCAGTAGGTAACAATACAATCGCAGATAAAAGTAACAGCGTGGCACTAGGAACAAATTCTGTTACAGATAACCCAGTACCTACACAACAAGTAGTATTAAATGGTGTTACTCACGTTTTCGCTGGAGAAAACCCTCAATCTGTTGTGAGCGTTGGTTCTAAAGATAGAGCTGGGTTTGGTGGTGTGAAGTACTATAACCGCCAAATTACTAATGTAGCAGCTGGACAAGTTGATGCAGCATCTACAGATGCAATCAATGGTAGTCAGTTGTACGCTGCATATGATGAAATCGCATCTATGGGTGCTAAGTTAGCGAAACACGATAAAGATATTAAGTGTTTAAACATTCGAGTAGACCGCAACGTAAACAACATCAAAAATTTAACCGCTAAGGTCGATAATAACTATGCAACGATTACTAACTCTATCAATGCTACAAACGAGCGTGTAGGGGCAAATTCTAAAGCCATTCAAGATAATACATATGCTATCAATGTAAATGCTGGCAACATTAAAGCAAACACAGATGTAATTAATCGTCATGAAACAGTAATTAACAATCACGCAACGATCATTAACAATCACGAACAACAATTACAATCTCACGAACAAACTTTAGTAGACCATGCGAACGTGTTGGAAAACCATGAAAACCGCATTGAAAGTTTAGAACGTGGAATGACAAGAAATGTAGAACGTGAAATTGGTAAAGCTGGTGCAGCTAATGCAGCGTTATCCGCATTACACTACTTAGGCTACAACAAAGACGATAAAATGACATTCTCCGTTGGTTATGGTCATTACAAAGGACATAGTGCAGTAGCGTTAGGCGGTTTCTATGCACCAAATGAACACGTAATGTTTAGCGTAGGTGGTACATTAGGTTCTGAAAAAATGGTAAATGCTAGTGTGAACTTCAGATTAGGTAAAGGTTCTGAATATGAGTTGAACCACAAAGGCAAAATTAAAGAACTTGAAACATTGGTTACTAAATTAGTAGCGGAAGTGGAAGAGTTGAAAGCGAACAAATAATGGATGAATTGACTAGAGAACGATTGACTAAAGAACAAGAGTTAGAGTTAAAACTAGCGATGTTGCAAATTAAGTATGAAAGCGAAAGTGTAGCAAATCAATTAGAGTTTCAAAGGCAGGTTAGGGAAACAAACCAAAAGATGAATAATATGATTGGTTATATGTCTATTGGTGGTTTGATAGTAACAATAATCTTTTTTGTAATAGTTGTGTTTACATTAAGGTAGTTGATTAAGTAAAGAATATGGGCGGTGAAATATCCGCCCTATCATAAGAGGTGAGTATGACGACTTATAGCGGTTATGTTAATCACTCAGACTTTTACATCGCACCTCAAAGCTATCAAGATGCATTTGATTTCTTATGCCAGCTTGCGGTAGAGAGTGAAGAGGAAGTGTTCTATATCGGTAAGGTAAGTGAAACCATTGATGATTTTGAAATATATGATGTAGTTGAATTTAGATGGAATGAGGATAGAGGAGCGTGGGTACAGTATGATCACAGATGAAAAAGGTATGGAGTGGCTGTTTCAAAAGCTATATGATGCTGGATGGAGATATATTGTTGCGGATAATTACGATAACATATACCTAACGAATGAAAAGCCAGTCATGTTTGATGATGTGGATGAAGTACGGATAAGTAGTTGCGAAAAGCGTATTGGTGCAACTGGGTTTATAAAAATACTGCCTAAGCTAAAACCAAATGAGGTATTTAGCATCGAAGAGGAATTAGGCATTGTTGATTGGTCTAAAGTAAAGGTTGATACACCTGTATTAGTTAGAGATTTTGAAAATCAAGATTGGAAAAAACGATATTTTGCATTTTTTGATGATGAATTAATATATACATGGGATGGTGGTGCTACATCTTGGAGCGTAAAAAACAAAGATGCAATACCTTGGAAATACGCAAAACTAGCAGAGGTATAAATACATGATATGGTTTATGTTTTTTTGCTTGATAGTTGCTATGGGTAATGTAAACAATGGTTATGCAAATGCAATTATATTTGTAGCATGGAGTGTGTTGGTTTATATGCTAGCTATTAATGGCGCATTTAAGGATTGAGGTGATTTGTATTTGAGCGAACTGTCAAAGGAAGAAAAGAGATTAATAAATAGTGCTAAGGAATACCTAGAGCCGTTAAAAACAGTAGATAAAGATATTGAGTTGATGGTGATGGAAATAAAAGAATTACAAAGTAACATAACAACGATTAGTGCTATTGATTACTCAAAAGATAGGGTAAGTGGTGGCGGTGTTCCTTGTGGATTGGAAAATAGCGTTGCAAGATTTATTGATATAGAAAAGGAACACCGCAGACGGCTTGATGAGTTAAAACAGTATAAGTGTGATGCAACTGATTTGTTATTCGATTTGCATGCTCCTCTTGGTAGTAAGATATTGAGAGCTGAATACATATTAGGCATGACTACACAGCAAGCATGTGCAATTTACGAGGAACATTTTAAAGAAAGACAAGCCTTGAGATATAGAGATGAAGCATTTATTGAAGTAGCCAAAAAGATATCACAAAATGTCAGTAAATGTCAGTAAATG